CTGATCCTAAGTCAGACGACTCTACCTAATTGGTCTACGCAGGCATAATACCGGAAGAGGGACTTGAACCCTCACGGCCTTGCGGCCAACGGATTTTGAGTCCGTCGCGTCTACCAGTTCCGCCATTCCGGCTCTTTCAAATGTCTTAAGCCCAATTTAATTTTTCGTGAACTCCGCGTCAGTCAATTTTACATGAATTTTTCACCAGTTTTGCAATGATTTCGGACGCCTTGAATATATCCTTTGACCTGCTCTTCATATCGTCCTTATCGGAAATGGAGATACCTTCCAACTTATTATAATACCCGCCTTGTTCAATGGAAACTTCATAATTGAACGTCTGCCCCTTGGCCAATTCCTGAGGACTACAAGCGACAAACTCCACAGAAAGAGGGGGAGCGTTTCCGATTTTAGGTTCCACAACCTTGGAATCGCTTGCCGCAGTCGGGTTATACTCGTATTTGATTTTCTGTGAGTCGGTGTATCGGGAATCTAAGTCAACCTTGGCAAACCCATACTCGTTCGCAATAGAAGTGATAATGGACGAATTTCTTGCAGCATACATGCTGAGAATGGCAAGTTTCTTGATAACGGAATTGGAGTATTCCTTGTAGTCGGAGAAAATTTTGCAAACATTCTCAACGAAACCTTCTACGTCAATCTCACCCTTTTCGTTCTCCGCGACGCTCGTGGAATAAACATAGGTGTATTGCCTATTGGTCAGTTCATCGAAAAACTGCTTTCGGCGTTTTTCGTCCAAAATGGAAACCCACGAACTGTCATCGGTGACGTTCTCTACAATGAACCTACGGGACGACCACCCATATCCTTCCGCGTGGTCCAACTTGTAGTCGTTACCCATATAACTGCGGGAGTTGGCACACAAAAACAGAAGTCGGGCCCGAGCCTTCGGGGAGTTCGCTTGCGTAAGAAAAAAGATTTTCCCGGCAATACAATCGTGCCCTTCAACAGACCCACCACCGCCGCGAGACTCGTTGATGTCGTTCAAATTCCCGACACCCGAAAGTCTGAACCAGTTGATACCGTTTTCAATCAAAAACTTGCGGGAACTACTAATACGACGGTTGGCGGTCTTACGAGCGAACGACAGCGAAAACTGCCTCGAACTTTCAGGGACGCCTTCCTCCTGTTTGTAATAGTATGAGTTGGTGCACCCATATCCGCATTTTTCAAAGGTGATTTCGTTCGATCTTTCATTCAGCAGTTCTTCTACACGCGACATGATCTTGTCATGTCGATAGCGAATAAAATGCTCGGCAACCCCAAATCTGTTCTTCGAAGCGTTTGAGGTTTTCCTAGATACTTTGCGGAAAACAAGTTTCATTATTATTCATCCCCCAGCATAGAAACAAGTTCGTCAATACTCTTATCCGAAATCTTGGCATCGGCCTGCATACGATGAGACCTCTTCATAAGCTTGTTTGCATAAGCGGCAACCTCGCCACGAAGCTGAATGGTGTCTCCATTCGGGCAGAAAATGTTGAAGTTGAATCGAGGGTTGATACCACCGCACTTAATCTTCTTAATAAGAGAAAGTTCAAACTTCTTCCAACTTCCGCAATACTCGGTCTTGACAAAAGTGCCGTCGTCCGTAGGTTCATATTCTTCAAACGGAATTTCACCGCGGTCAATGGCAATAAGAATCTTGGTGATAATGGGACGAGCCTTTTCGTCCACATTACCAGTGATCTTGAGGCTCTTGGCCTTCTCTTCAACAGGAATCCACTTCATATATTAGTTGCCCTTTATTAGTCGTTGTCGATTTTGTTTTCCCTATAAGACCTGAAAATCTTTGAGGCCGGAATCGGGGGAATTTGAATACTGAAGTATTCGTTCAGTTTCTTCAGCTGCTCCTTGATGGTGCTCATGTCGGCAATGGTCTGATACCCGGTCTTGGCACCCGTGTTAATCGGGAAATATGCGTTGCCGAATCGGCCGGTGACGGAAAGCACAATATACTCGCCGAACTTGCGACTCTTTTTCTTTTCACCACCTTCAATCTTGAGCTGGAGACCCTCTTCGGACGCGATATTCTTAATCTTCGCGACGAAGTTCGCGGCTTCAAACTTAACCTTCAGTTTATCTTTCTTTTTCTTCGCGTCCTTGGTAACTTGAAACTGAGCGGCGGCGTTCACAATGTCGTCGATCATCTTTACATCGAACAAACCTTTCGGGTCAGCGAAAACAATGCTATATTCCTCATTGAGGAATTTCTTAAAATTTTCCTTCGCCTGATCATCAGAATAACACCAATGGGTGCGCCGAATTTTATCCGCGACGATAATCGCTTTGAGATAAACATCACTCATATCGACTTTGTTATGAATGAGATTATCCCACGCATGGCTGTCATAGCCAATCCTATTAAGAACGGTGTTTTCGGCTGCGGTGTTTTTCCAATCAAAGATGAACTCGACAGGAACGGAACCGATATACGCATTTCCACCAAACGCAAGGCAAGGACCAATACCCATTTTAGTCAGGTAATATCCTTGTCCTTCCATAGAATGAAGGTTGATACGCAGGCAAGTAAAGTCCCTGTTATCGCCCGTCAGCGGATTTCCTTCGTCGGTAAAGTTCCTAGTTTCGTATCGACCAAGCACGCCATAGTTTCGCGCCGCGGAGTTCGCAAGAGCGTCGTAAACGTCATACACAGAAAGTCGTTTCTTGTTTTCGTATTTGTTTTTCTTCGTCGCCTTGATAATGTAGCGAGTGAAGTTATTAACGTGTTTATATTTCGCCATAGTTTCTCCGGTTTGAGAACCTTTATCTTTGAGACAAATCTAGGTTATCTCTACGGATTTTTCAAGGGGTCTTTTGTAAATTCTTTTGTAAAATCTGAATATGGGAATTTGTAAAATTTGAGTTTACACAATTAGCCCAAACTATTTTGCAAATTCAATTATCTCATTAACCTTCGTAGGTGAGTTCATAAACATATTGGCAAGTATTCTATACTTTGATATTTGAACCCAGCCATCAAAGAAGATTTTTCCGTATTTGTTCACCCAATTCACATAGCAGTTTCCCTCGTCGCCGCGTGGGTTTTTTATGGCTACATAAAACTGAACATCTTTCAATTTGTTTTTTCGCATAGACGGGCAAACCGTTCGCAGCTGACCGGGAAAATTCACAGCACGTAGTTCCATTTCACCGGTCTTTTCTTCAAAAACAAGTTTCCCATCGGGTTTCATCAAGTTGTCTCTTGTGGCGCCATATAGAAACAGAACCTTTTTGTCTATACCGCGTTCAACTCTATGCACACGTTTTTCTTTTCCGTCTAGAATTTTGTCTCCGGTGTTTTCATCATACAGATACGCGGTTTGAGAAAATCCCCAGTTGTCCGACATGATACTGACATATATCACGGTTTTGTCGCCGACTGGCAGAACTTCGTAATGGTCATATGTTTTCATATCGGCCAAAAGTTTACACTCGTCCCCCGATTGCCAAATCAAACAACGCTTCTTTTTGGACTTGGAAACAAAGTCAAACACACGGCCGTGGACGTGGTGCCATAGAACATCGTTTGGGTTCAACCCACAAAGACTCGCACACTTTTTAAAGTCTATCATTTGTTCTCTCGAAAAATGATTGAGAGATACCGAATTTAATGCTCTTCATCACTTGATGATGTTCTTCAAGTCTTTCATATTCAGGAGCGGTTCAATGATAGCCCCGCAGCCGGAGTGGAAAGTTCCGGGAAGTTCCATGAAGTCGTATTCCTCTTTGGAATACTTGTCAAGAGGGCGGGTATAGACATTCATAATTTTCTTGTCCGCGAAATACTTGTCCTGGAACGGATTGCCGCTGGAAACGGGCACTTCGTTCAATTCAGGGATTCTCCCATAGAAAACGGGGAACTTGTCAAGGTGCTTGGCACCCGCTTCCACCTTTTGGCAACGAATGATACCATCCACTTTGTAGAATATGTAGTTGTAATCCTTTCCGTCGTCCTTGTAGTTCTGTTCCCCCGCGTTTTTCTTTGCGGACTCCATAGTGCCCACATAATACTGGTCAACTCGAATACCGAACTTCTCAAAGATTTCACGGCCGAGAGTTTCAAACATCCCGTCGTGTCCGCCGCGACGTGGGTCAGGACAAACGCTTTCGGGCGAGTTGAAAACAACTCCGTGAGAAATATCTACGATATGGGTTTTAAGGTGCACCATTTCGTGGCAAACAATATCCCTCCAAACCTTCTTCGGCATATCGTCGGACACGAGGATAAAATTCCTATCCACTTTCATAAAGTCAGGATAGAGATGGTAACCTCCACAAAATTCATCAGTGTGCGAAAGCCCAATGGCAATCTTCGGCAGTTCGTTATTGAAAACGAGCGCATTGAGTTCGTCATAAATATCCGAAAGCACTTTGTGATTTTTCTTCGGGCGAACACGATTAAGATACTTAATCTGTTTTTCTTCGTCGACGATTTTATGCTTGCTCATAGAGTATTCTCCTGATTTTCAAAAGATAACAATCCAACCCCGAAATTAAAGGGGTCTTATGTAAAATTCCGTGTAAAATTTAAGTTGTAGGAGTTGACTATTTACAAAATCACCTATTGGGCAAACAATCTGATCAGCCTTCTTTCTTTTTGTCGTCTATGATTTTGGTCGCTTCGTTGCCTAGGTCAAACACCGCTTGCACGTCATTGACCGAGCTATGTTCTTTCGCGTCCTTCATCATTTTAACCAAATCTGTCTGTGTCAAAAGCAGATTGACATTTCCGCCGGCGCCGACATTTATTCCGCCCAGTTGACCCTGATTGGCCTTGAGTCGGCGTTCCGACAAATCTATTCTTTGCTGTTGTATGTTTAGGCCCGCTTCCGCGTATTGCAAGTCTTTCAGTTCCTTCAATGTATCTGAAAGGCTCTTTGACAGCGTGGCATACACTTCGTGGACTCTAGGTTTCGCGCCTATCTTAATATCCTGTTCCAAGATTTCAAGAATGTGTTTCAGTCGGTCGACTTGTTCTTTGAGCTCGACTATCATATAGTCTCGCTCACCTATTTTCACGCCACCGGATATGTTGTTTGCTTCGGTGGAAACGGGTAGATTGCTTCTTATGGGTTTCTCGACGTAGTCGTTTACAAAATCTTTCAGATCGGGGTCAAGACCTTCATACTCATATCCAATATCCAAGGCGTCGCCTAGTCCTTCCAACGGTTCGCTCATCTCAATTCACCTCAAGCAAAAATGAACGTATGGGGACTCCATACGTTCTATTTATTGGGGCGGACGTGAAATTATTTCTTCTTGTATTCGGGATAAATATCCGCGATACCAATCTTCTTCATGGAGATGATGTTGTCGCGGGTGAAAATAGTTTCAAACGGATTTAGCACCTTTTCATTCTTGACTTCGATTTCGAAGATACCATATTCAATGGCCTCAAGTTCCTCCAAGTCCTGAATAGAGAACCAATGCTGCAAAGTTTCACTGGTGGGAGCCGAAGCAAACCAATGCTTTCCGTCCTGCTGATAAATTTCAGGGGCGTCGTCCATAGGCATTTCACGAACCTTCCCGTCGGTCAGCCTGTCAAAAACAGGACTATGTTCGCCGAAGATGTTTCGCCACAAACCTTCGCCGCGAATAGGGTCCTCTACACGATACACTTTAGTCATTCATATTTCCTTTGTTATCGGTTTTCTGCCGCAATATCCCTATTCCAATGTTCAACCTTTTTGAACCCTAGATAGGCGTTGAAAATGAAATTAAGAGTATAGTTTAAAAACAAAGCGGGCATCCAGTGTCCTTCCAACAGCCCGTTCATCAAAGCATAGGAAAACATAAACACGTTCCCCATAATAGACATAATGATAAACGCCGTGGAAAGCGATTGCGTGTCGTCTGTCTTGTAGGTCTTATACGCCTGCGGAGCACAGCACAACGCAAAACACAAGCTACCGAAAAATCCCAATAGTTCTGTCATATCAGTGCATAATATCAGCAGGCGTGAACGGAGACTTCAGGTCAATCATGAATGAAGTATAGTATTCCAATGCTTCGCCAAGGTGTTTGATTCTAAATTCCTTATTGGAGCACCTAGACCTCAAAGAGGTTTTAATCCACTTAGCCAAAAAATCCTTATGCTTTTCCATAAATTCGCCCCGCATATCATATTCGATATTGGGGACGAAAAACCGCATAAAGGATTCGTTGTTTTCAATGGCATGAATAATCTTATCAGGTTCTTCCACAAAACCGATTTCGTCCTCGAATTGGCGGGGTTCGTTAATGCGAATTACGCACTCAACCTTGCCGGGAAAATCCTCGGCGCGGTGAATGAACACCATATTAGCAAAGACCCCGAGGTCCTCAAAATCAGGACCAAAGAACGGATTGCCATTATTCCTTTTTGCTGCAATGATGGCGTTCAGGATAGCGGACTTGAAAGTCCCTTCTCTTGCGTATTCGTGAGATTTGAATATCATATCGTAGTCCTCGGTGTAGGATTCGAACCTACGACCTCCAACTTGTAAGGTTGGCTATCTAAACCTGCTGATATAACCGAGGAAAAAATGGATCAGGTGGGATTCGAACCCACGGCCCAAGGATTAAAAGTCCTTTGATCTTCCTCTGATCTACTGATCCGAACCTTCTTTATTTACTGAGCGAGAATACCAATAATGGGTTTCTGGTAACTCCAAGGAAAGACATACCCCATAACCACGGCCCAATTTTCGTATGCCATGGCAGCTTCTTCATATTCTTCCTTGGCATATCCGGCAGTTTCGTCGACGTTTTCCTTCTCTTCAGGACTAAGTGCCCAGTATTCCTTGCTATTGACGAAATTTTCAATCTTCTCCTTCTTATGGAGAAACCTAATCATATCATCCCTAGCCTTATTCAAGGCAATCTGAATTTCAGCAGGAGTATAGTATCGCCAATCGGTATCGACCCACTTTTCGCCGTATTCGTTTTTGTGTTCGACTTCGTAAATCTTTCTCACATCTTCGTCAACGTCAATATCGCCGACATAGTTGTCGCTGAAGCCGCCGCCGCGTTCACAAATATCCTTCAGTTCGTCTACGTATTCGTCAAAAACGACCTGACGGGTTTCTTCGCCATATCGACCTTTCATAGCGGTAATTTTCACACGAACGTTCCAAGACATACGAACCCCCAGTTTCTCTGCTATCTGTATAAGATATAGAAAATTCTAGGCGGTCGGTCAATATCTCTGTGTAAAAGAGTTTGTAAAACCGTCAAGACAACTTCTCAAATACCTAAAAATCTTAAATTTATCCATACAAGTTGTATTACAAACTATCAAAATGCTATTGTCCGAAAAAACCTTCCAATTCCCGCAACTTGCTGATTACATATTGACAATCCAACTTGTCGTCGTTGGATATTGCGTTCTTCTCCATTTCCTCGGCCGTGAAGATAGACCCCTTTACATATTCCTTCATCTCTTCCATTAGGTCAAGATACTTCTTACGGGATTCGCTGTTCTTTTTCCACTTCGTTTCGTTCGGCAATACTCTTCTGCGTGTCGAGGATTTCGGTTTCCAAAGAATCCATATCGTCTAAAGTCTTGCAATACGCTTCTAGCATACTTTCAAGATAGTGGGCGTCAATATGGTATCGCTTGGCGTCCTCAATGGTCTTTTGAACACCAAGGATGTCAATGAAATCCGTTTTATCTTCGGTCCGCATGTAATCATTCTCCCACGACTTTGAAAGAGTCGTGTTCGGGCTGAATTGCCAGCCCGCCCCAACTTCCGTGAAGCTGACCCATAGAATCGACATAATTACAAACACCTTCCTTGCCAGCATAATTAGGTTCTCCTTCCATGTTTGTAATGCGGAGACGCTTACCAATATAATGCTTGTAGCGATCACTCATATCTTCATACAGATTCATGCGTATTCCTCTATCTAGTCAACCTATTCAAATCAAGACCTATCATTTCCCTTTGTTCGCGGATTTTGTCCAGGAAATCATACATACGTTCATATTCATCGGTCCACTCTTTTTCACCGAGAAGTTTGGATTCTCTATTCAGAAACTCCAACGTAATCAAGGTGTCCCGAAGAGAGTCTATCATAAGATCATATCGGTAAGCCAGTTGTCTATCTTTCATATCACCTCAGCATATCAGCGATTAAATAATACATTATTGTCGATAGGGCTGCGAGTAAGACCATGACAAAAGAGACAAACCAAATAATCGCCTTTTCGGTGTCTATATATTTCTTTTTGTCATGTTCGTCAAAATCTTTCATTCTCTATTTTGGATTCCCATCCACCCTTTGCCATGTTCCATTACAGCCAACATACAGCACTCTATCATATATTTACAGAATGAATATCCCACCACAATTCCCAAGATAGGTCCAATGTAGATAAAAGAAGATAGCAGGTTTTCCATTTTTCTATCCTTTTTGCATGAATTTTCTATCAGTGGAAATACACGCCGTAGAGAAGAAAACCAAGAAACATAATTCCTAAAACACACTTCTGAACCAAGTCCAAAATTTCCAACCTATTCAGCTCCACATATACCCTATGTCGTTCGTTCTCAAATTCGCCCGATGTAACTCTGATCCACTTTCCGTTCTTTCGGCGATACATAACTCCGCCAAACTGGTGCCAATCGTCAAAGAATTTCTTTTTCATAGTCCCTCCGTTAATTCCTGATATACTCCGCCATATTTTTCATGATCGGGTTCAGTTTTCTTTTCATATTAGACCTTGTTATTCTGTCCTCGCATATCCTAGCACCGAAAACCCACTTTACGTATATCGCTGCATCCGAACGATTAAATGTCAGGGTCATTTCAGAATTTTCAGGAGACCTGACAACCCAAACAAAATCGTCTTTGTATTCGAACCCTTTAAATGAGTAGTTGCTAGGATAAGGTTTCTTTCGGGACTCGTTTTCTTCCTTGATAAGATCAACCATTCGCTTGAATACCATATCAAGCACAAAAACGTCTTTGGTCTTTTTGGCTGAATTTTCCATTTATCGCCCAATCCAATTCAACGCATACCATTCCGCATGTTCTACATCTTCTTTCGTGGAAAACTTGTCTAGACAAAACTCGGTGGGCCCACCTGCGGAAATGACATCTCGGCCCGAAATGAATATGGTGTATGGATTTCCTATGAAGGTGGAATATATGATATTCATGTAATTCATTTGGTCTTTGAAGAAAGTTATCATGATATAATGACCTTTACACGAACTATATTCGCTCATGCGAATAGGGTGTTCCAGTTCGCTGTTGCGGTCCTTGCACATCTGGACAAAATGGGTAAACCTCATTTTAAACTTGAGGTCGACCTTTTTATCCTCGGGAGATTTCATCTCATACCACTTCATATCATTCATATCATTCAAAGAAATTGAACATATAGTTAATGATTTTTTCAATATATTCTTTGGTCATATCCGGCTTGATGTCGCATGCCCCATAACCTAGTTGGTCTTGTGTCTGAATGTTCACACAAATTACGGGTTCGTGATACACATGAGGGGATTTGTATATCTCACAATAAAGGTCGCACAACTTTCCGTCTTTCATCTTGGTGACGTGGAAACGGTTTCCATTGTCCCACATCCTACATTTGTCTAGGTTGTCCGAAACATAATCTTTGAATTTCATCCGAACATGATTATATACCATCTGTATCTTCAACATTTTCTTTTTCCACTCGGCCTCGTTGAAGTTGTCAATGTTTTCGTTCAGCACGTCGTTCATATCATTCTCTCATCAAGAACCGCTTGATTTCGTCAAAGATTTTCAGGTATTCTTGCTTGCTTGTATTGGGGTATATATGCATAATTTTTTCATTAAAAGATTTAAAGTCTTTTGTTATCGGAAGAATATGAACCGCAATCCGCGGAATGGAATTTTTCTTGCCCGCGTCTGAAAAAAGGCCGAAAGGTTGGTTTTCGTTGTAGTGTTGCATCATTATGCAAAGTTCTTTTCCTTCATCGTCGTCATAGATAGAAAAGAAATCATAAGAGTCAAAATTTTCTACGAAAAATTTTGCTGTAGTCGCTCTGAAATAGTTATCCCAAAAACGCATATCGTGGATATTGTTAGATTTGCACCACGTATATATGAGATGGTATATAATCTCTATTTTTGCGCTCTTCGACCTATCAGGTTTGATAGTTTCGTATTGACTAGTCATCGTTGGCAAATATAATAAAGGGGCCTAGAAAAATCAAGACCCCTTTGTAAAAGTTAATGTAAAACCGACACAAAGCACCTAAAATAGGCTAAACGTCGGATAGTTCCCACTTTTGGTGTTTTCTGTTCTTATCTTCTTTTTTCTTGTTAGGGACGACCTTCGTTATGAACCGACGGCCATTTTCCGTGTAACGAACCCTATCCCTTCTTGTTTCTCTTGACTCTTTCATTTTTCTTGCCCTTGGCAGTCGAAGCCTTTGAAGGCTTTTTCTTTTTCGTCAACTCTTTCTTTGTTTCCTGATAAATTCTTTCGGCTTCCTTAATCTTCTTTTCGTTCTTCAAAATTCTTTCAGCCTCTTCCTTGATGGCCTTCGCTTCCTCGACCTTCTTCTGTTCGGCCAATGCCTTTTCAGCGGCCTTCTTCTTTGCACGAGCAAAAAGAGACCAGCCCGCCTTGACAAGGGCACACCAGATCACTACACAAACAACACCACATACAATATCAAGATTCATATACATCTCCTGTTAAAGAAAAGCCTTCACCATAACATACGCAATGAATACCATGAACGAAGAGAACCAATAACAAAACACTCTTATGATAGAATTTGCAACTCTGTAATTCGCTTTTCTATGACATCCTTCGTCGGAGATTCTCTTCAGTTCAAAGTAGTTTTTAATGCTTGCATAGAGGTCCACAAACGTAACCATAGCCGTAATCAAAAATACGAAAAATATGGTGGGCAACGTCTATCCTCTATTAAATAAATGTGTTATATGCAACTAATGCAAATATGCACAAACATACGATTATAGCCGCATAAACAAATCCACTCAGTATATTTACACGCTTCTTTCGGTCGCGTTCCTTTTTCTCTTCGATCTCTTCCCAATACTTGATTACACGGTCGGCAATCTCCTTCGATCTCTTCGAAATGGAGATTTCATCTTGCAATTCGGCACATATCTTATCGTGCTCTTCTTGCTTGATTTGATGATATGACTTGTTTTCAATCATAGCTCAATCATCTCTTTCATCTTCCGTTCCAAATCCACATAACGCTGCTTGGCTTTGTCAAGGTCATAAGAACCGAAAACTTGCTTCCCGTCGTCCGCGGTCAGGACCTTATAACAAAACGCGCAACGCTTCAAAACATAATACTTGCCGACAATCAAAGTCTCTTCAACGTCATCATCGGCACCATTCAACATATTGACCAACACCTTATCTGATTCGGACATAGCAGCACTCATAGTATTTACTCCATTAGTGTTAGGTTACCAGTTTCTCTTTTTTGGGACCCATATCTCCTGAATATGTATATTGGAAATATCGGGCCTCTGTTTATTGTATTCCTTTATCCGCTTCAGTTCCATTAAAGCGTCTATCTTGTTAGAAGTCGTATATCCTTTTAGATAGAATTGCCAAACCGTTGTGTTTTTCTGTTTACCCAAAAATGGGTTCATGGTATAATCGTTTGAACCCATTTTGAAAACTATGTTTATGTTTTTAGGTGGATCGAAAGAGGGGTTACCGCCTACGAAACATTGACTCAATTCGCCTACAACGGCATAATGAACATCATTGTCCTTTTCAAGACCCACTACGCAATTTCTTCCTTAGTTCATCATCCCAGCGGCGGACCCATAGTTTTTCGAGCTCTTTAATGTTAAATCCGTTTTTCTTTTCTTCTCTGTGATTCTTGGCAATCAGTTTACCAAGTTCGCTCTTTTTCCAATTCTCACTTACATTCACTTCATCGAATACACAATCTTGAATATCAACATTGACTTCTATATGGTCTCTTCGATGAACCGGTTTCTTTTTCTCCACCTTGTCCTTTTTGGGCGGGCGACCGCGTCTCTTTTTCTCCGCGGGAACTGAAACCGAAGTTTCACTCTTTTCAATCTTTTTCGACTCGACCTTTTTGATAGGTTTCGTCTTTTCTACCTTTTTACCATTTAAAACGAAAGGAATCATAGTAATACCCCCGACAGGACTCGAACCTGCATTTTCATCCATTTACGGTAATCGGGATTAGAAGTCCCGGCCGATACGAGGGCGCGGTTCAATCTTATTGTTCTTAATATACCTAATGTCTATGGGAGGGTCTGCTAATTTCCCGTCAATTTTCTATGAATTTTCTATCAGTCCTTCAAATACCTTGTTATTCTATATCTCTTCGGCGTTTGACCGTTCATTGTGCAGTTGTCATTATAGTTCTTAATCCAATTTTCACACAAAACAATCGAATCAAAGGTTATAGGACCATTTACATCACTAACATAGTTATTGGATTCGTCCACCAACACAAAGCACGCGTTGTTATGGAACCCTGTGCTGATCAAGCCATCGTTTTCTGTAATCATCTGCATTATCCTCAATCCAACGTAAAACGTATTCGTTTCCCGGGTCTCTACCTATTCTTTCACCTTCAAGCCACTTTTGGACTTCTATTTCATGTTTTTCGTCATTCAAAAACTCTATAAACGCCAATCTTTCCTCTTCGGTCATATACACCTCTTGGTTGGCATTTACATATTTATAGAATCACCTCTTGTTTTTTCTAGGTGGTTGAGTCTCCCAAACGTCGCTCCAAGTGGTATTTTTGTCAATCCACCGGCCGTATTTGTCTTTTCTCTGTTTGGAAATCAAACCCAACTTGCTTCTCTTCGGCGATTCCTTGACTAAATAATGTATTCCGTCTAGAAGCTGTCTATCCAATCTCGCATGCAAATCTATCAGTTTTCTCAGTTTCCGCAAATCTGAACGGGCGGCACGTGAACCCATAAGAGTTCCCTTGCACGCACGGTCAACGTCCTCTTTCAATGTGTTGACCAAGTTCACTATTTGGTCTGTGTCTATTTGAACGTCGGGCAAATACTCCCTAACGAATCCTTGTCCGTCATATTCGTATTTGTGCGGAAGCATATCAAACCTTTATGGTGCCGTCGGCGATTTGCTTCTTTGTCGCGTAAACCTTTTCCACTTTGTTTCTGCATCCTTCGGCCCAGCCGGTAGAACCTATCTGTTTGTGTTCGGATATGCAAACAAATCTGTCCTCGGGCATCCAGTATTCCGAAATGAATAGAGGCTCTGTTTGCTGTTCACACCAATCGTAAAAGGCTTCGTGGTCGAATCCACCTTTCTTGATAACATAGGTTTCGCCATAGTTGGAGTTGATGTAAGGCGGGTCGGCATAAATAACGGAATTGGGCTTCACCTTCACATCTCTATAGTCAAGATTGGTAAGTTGGAACGAAGGCAGCACAGGCTTCGTATCAAAGATTTTCCCTACACCGGTCTTTGACTTCTTTTTATACTCTTCAAAAATTTCGTATATGTTGTTAAGTCTAGACTGGCACGACTGCAATCTGTTGTTCAAATGCTTGATTTTATTCGGGTCGGCCTTCTTTTCCACTTCGGATTTGATTCTGTTCCACCTGTCAAAAAGGTCGGGGACTTCCTTGGTGGCCGACAAATCGACACCTGTCATCTTCTCAAATTCCTTGACATCTTTGTCCATGCCGGCATACCAATACGCCTCGTGCAAGGCGATATTGTCCTCGCCAAACCTATACGAGTCAAATCCGTTCCCGAAAGAGAACACACAAAGTTGGTAGTTTTGCCAACCCTCAATATCCGTATATGGCTTGTCCTTGATTGCGAAAAAATCTTCCTTGCTAAAGAACTTCAGCATTTCAGGAGAGCACGGGCTTGCGTGTGGGTCCAATCTGTTAATGTAGTGTTCCCCTTGCATACACTCAACGAAGAGTTTGCTACCTCTTCCCAAGTCGTTCGCATACACATTATCCCATCTACTATGAGTAAGTGCATACTGCGTCATCGAACACCCGCCCGCGAAAATATCATAGAAGTTTTCCGCGGAGGGCATTAGGGAAAACAACCAACCACAAAGAGCCGATTTAGACCCTCTGAAAGTTATACCACATCTGTTATCTACGCTGTTTTGTTTCATATTAGATATATAGATATTGTTATGATTTTTGTTCTAGGTTTTTCAATGTATTTAGCAAGAATTATTTATCCATTCCACCCCAGTCAAATCCATCAGCGTCCACGCCGTCGCTGAAATGGTCATCCGAAAGGAATATAGGCATGTCATCTTCGTTGTATTGTTTATTATCAGAACCTTCTATGCCGGGCATAACAACAGAAGCGTCAATAGTGCCGTCGTTTTTAACTTGAACGTCGTTTAAGCAGAATAGATACAACGCCCAAAGCAACGCAGTGACCAAGTCGTCATGACAACTCTTTGGTGCATTGAATACATTGGGTGAAACTTCTTCATATTGCGATAACTGATTGGACGTTTTAATGTCGTTTATACCAACCAGTCCGTTTTCCAAATATCTCTTAAGGAGCATGCACGCAGCCAACTTCGACTTCTTTGTGCTGCGAGTGCCCAAATTCATACCGCCGTCGGTGTTCAAAAGACGGTCGTATTCCAACTCGTTCCATATCGTCTCGCACACATGGGAACCAACGTCGTTGTTTTCAACGATAAGATATGCGTTGTTATACCATTTTGCAATATCCACTACCACGCGAGCATAAGACTTCGGATGTATCGTGTTGCACTCATAAACAGCAACCTGTTCAATATCTTTTTTGGACTTAATGCGGAGAACCTGTATGGCGGAATAGTCGCCACCACCACCCATAGACGAGTCTACCCCTAGAATATAATGACCCTCGGGAACAGGCTCTTCCCATATTCTAAGCGCACCGCTATATTTGAAAAACTTGGGAGCGGAACATCCAATACCTATTCTTTCCAGGAAATTTGGCTCAATCAAGGTGACCGCGGAACCTAGAAACTTCGCTTCAAATTCTTGGGCGAATCGGACTTGTCCTATATCTGAAATCGTAGCCTCTCTCCACGCTTCATCTCGGCCTTCTATTTCCCACCAGTTGATTCTCACGGGCGCAAATGAATTTTCGTCTCTAATAGCCTTGCACCACGTCTCATAAAAGTGATTCATACCCAAAGGGGTGGACACCATTATGATTTTTGATTCAACACCGGAAGAGATTGTCGGAAACACAGAAGCAATAAACTCTTCTGCTATGTGATTCGGAACGTGTGCAAATTCGTCGAGACACAATAGAGCAACCGATTGACCACGAATCGAGTTCGATGATGTAGTCCCTGATATAATTCTACACCCGTTTTCCAATTCAAACTTGGTCTTTGACCATTCCTTGACACCCGATTGAATCCACAACGGCAAAGCCTGATATGCGTCCTGCACGCGCCTGATGGATTCTTGAGCAACAGATTCCTTGTTAGCAAGACACGCTACACATTTGTCCTCGTTGAACAACAGATAGTGCAATATGAACAAAGTCATCATAGTGGTCTTACCACACTGACGACCCGAAAGAACTATTACGTGTCTTTTGTGATTTGGCGGTTCTATAAACGCCTTTAACATTCTCTTTTGATATTCTCGCAAGGGAATAATCATTCTACCCTTGTCTATGTTCACGATGTAGAAGTATTTTTCCGCAAAGTAGAAAATATCCTCTTTGCACTTGGCCCACTCCCTAATCATATCGGGAGTATATTCTGCGGGTTCTCCGGCCGCCCGGAGTTCTGCGTTGCCTAAATACACCTACATTTTCCTTTTGATAAGACCCGCGAACGTCTCCTTAGTCTTGCAGTTTATTTCTACGATAAGATTTTCGTCGTTCGGAACAATGTTAAACTCGTAAACGTATATCAGGTCGCCTTGTTTATTGTAGCCTTTCAGGTTTATGTTTCTATTCAGGTTCCCATCATAGAAAGCTTCCGAAAGATATTTCATGCACTTCAAATCGGATTCGCTTTCTTTCAAATACTTGTGATTGGAATATCTGAATTTGCAAGTGGTGTAAAATTTATCAGGGAGATTCACCACCTCTTCAAACAAAATACGCTTAAGCGTGCCGACATTGAAGTGTCGGCACGAATTATCGCGCAAGTAATCCAAAAAACCACTACTCATACTCTATTTATATTATCTGTTGGTGAAAACGGTGTTGGACTTCTTAGTCCTCTTTTCCACCTTTTCTCCCTTTTTGAGAAGAGCGGCGGCCGCGTTATGGATAATGTCTGTTTCGAGGGTGGCCAAAATATCAGCCTTGGTCCTCTCCATAAGAGTGGCCACTCTTGAGTCGTTTCTTTCTGCAAAGTTCATCAGACCTTGCGTCATCTTAATAATCTTGTCCATAGACGATGAAATCGAAAGGACTTCCACGAGTATCGAAATGCCCAACACAATCAAGATAATCAGTGAAACCAAAATAGCAATGCCCATAAGTCCCCCTAAGCGACGATTTCGTCAATGACGCCGTTTTTCTTGGCGGTAACGGCCGACATAAAATAGTCATCACCCCCATTTACATACGAACTGAGAACCTTCTGTTTGATTTTGCTCTTTCTTTGTGCAATGGCAAAGAGAAGGTCCTGCAGGAACTTAAAGTGTTCGTTGTCTATCTTTATCTTTGAGAACGGAGCCATATCGTGGGACACCTTGATTCCGTGCCACATGAACGTGGAGTATCTAGAACCATATCTACGGGCACCTGCCATCGCAATAATGATACCCATAGAGAACGCAGAACCAAACACATAAGTGTCAACCGGAACCGAGCTATGTTCCATAGCAGAAACAATAGAAAGACCCGAATAGATTTCGCCGCCGGTAGTGTTGATTATCATCTTGATTCTACAACCCTCGGGCAAATCTCCACGCTTTTTAGCATAGTTGCACTCTTCTATTTCCTTGATAACATTCAAGGCCATTTCGTCGGTTACGTCGCCGCACAAAACGATAGTGTCGATATACGGAGACTGGTCGACTTTGGTGACCAAAGATTTTCCTGATTGCTGAACGGGTTTCTTCTTAGCCATAAGACCTCTTAAAGATTTTCCATGTTCCAATAAATGTATGGCCGCCAAGATTCGCTAGGAATCCGTCGGCCGATTTTGGATATGATGTTCTTTGGAATCAAAACATCCCTTACGGGTTGCTTCACTTCATATTGCAACGTCATTCCACTCTCTTCCAAAGTCTTGTTTCCCTTGCGGGAATTGCACTCTTTATGGCATGGGGCTAGATTTTCCCAAGTGGACAATCCGCCACGAGACTTCGGCAAGATATGTTCAATGGTGTATTCATCATACCCTATATGCTCGCCACAATAGCAACATTTCCCGTGGTAGTTATCATAAAGGGTTTTCCGATTCAACGGAACCGAAGCAACCATATTGAACTGAAAGCAATCCGTGTTTTTCATTCTGATAACCGAAGGACATATTATGTCGACTTGGCGAGAACCGTCCGGCTGTTTTGCTGAACGGACTCTCAAACCTTCATCTTCATAATAATGGACGATTTCAGCTCTACCCGAAACCCAGTCGTTCATTGCGACAAACCAATCAACCACGTCGATCGGGTAATACGAGCTATTCAGAACTAAAACACGAGGATTGTATTCAAGAGTGAAATTCATAGTTCAAAGAACTGAGTTAAAGATTAGACGTTGTTATACTCTTCCTTGTTTTCGTCTCCGCTTTCGGCATTTTCACCGGGAGCCTTCGGGGCTTGCATTACAGGCGCCGATTCAGGAGCCTTGTATCTTTCAGGCGAATAATACACCACGGCGTTCGCAGGAATCTTCACAACCGACCCATCCTCAAGGATGAAAGCCCTAGAAACAAGAGCAGTGCCATCGTCACCACGGTCGGTTAGAATGGTGTCGCGAACGACATTGTTAATGACGTTAGAAGAACCGTCAACGATATACTGAACATTATACTTCATACTAGTTCATACCCTCTACTTTTGAAAGGACGATGAGAACGTTGTTCAACGCTTCAAGATACCCTTCCTTGTTTGCAATCTTGTTTCTAGCCGCAAAGGAATTTTTCTTCTTCCCTTCGAACTCGGCGGTTACATCCAGTTTCGTGACCGCAACGATCTGATTCTGAATATAGTTTCTCAAATACTCGGTTTCTTTATTTTTCATACATATCCTCGTAAAAGTCCTCATCTTCCAACTCTTCTATTTCTTCAGCCGTCATATTGGGAGTAATACGAATGGTGACGTTTTTGCCACTCTTGCGGCGATTATATGATTCGGAAGGAACCTTCTTAATCTTCACATCGCCTCTTTGTCTCTTTTCGCTCTTTATCATAATGTCATTAAGGCATTGGAGCCTCTCCCGTAAGAACTCGTGAAATTTGTTCGTTGGATTTCCCTCTCTTCCAAAACATTGGAGAAGAAGGATCAAACTTCCCTTGGTCCGCATTTATGGAGATACCAGAATAGTCTCTCTTCATGGTCTCTCCGCAATTAGGACACTTGGGTTTATTACCCAACGCACCCGAATTTACCTGATCCCAAGTATATTCTATTTCACAGGCTTCGCCGCAATCACAATAATATGAATATGAGGGCATTATCGTCCCCGATTGGACGTAAAGCCCATCACATTCTTATTGGTGTTGTCGTTGTCTGTCTTGTTTCCATTGAGACCCTTGACAGCAACGGCTAGAATAATAGCAGCGATACCGGAGTTGGCACAGATACGGAAAAACAACCACAAAAGACTTTCCGTAGGAATCACGCAGTTAAGCATGCCGATAACCGACACGACCATAGCGAGCAAAGATACGAGAAACATCCAGCCTAGTGCGTTTGTCAACTTTTTCATTTTAGTTGCCCTTCTCCATTTCGTCAATTTCATCATTGACGGCATCGTTAACGGCGTCCATAAGTTCCTTCTTTACGGGGAACGAATAAGACAGCTTGTGCTTTGACGAAGGATTGCGGGGATAAACCACATAGAAAGAATCTCCTTCCTTGGATTCATACACGCGCAGTCCTGTAATCTTCAAAGCGTCGTCAAACGTAACCTGTGCATACCCATATAGACGGGAATTTTCAGATTCGTTGTTTTCGATGTGATACACACTGACGTTAGTAATCTTCATACTATTTCCTTTACTGAATTTCGAGAGTGATTTCGTTCTTGACTTCCGGCTTCTTTTCAGCCGTGAAGGTGAGTAGGCCGTTCTTGACGGTCACCGAATATGTGGTCGCGTCATATTCATCAGCGACTTCACACAAGGTAACTTCGTCCTTCCAACCTTCCACCTTGACCTTGACCAAACCGTCAATGACCTTTACGGAAACATCTTCCTTGCCCTTACCAACCACTTCAAGGGTGGCAGTCAACTTGCCGGATTCGTCAATCTTTACACCTCTCTTTTCGGAGCAGCTGCAAACGTTCTTGTTTGTGTTGTAGTTGGCAATCTCATTGAAAAGACCGTCAAACAACTTGTCGTGAATAGGGTCAAACCAAAGCATTTTTCACCTCACTTTTTGTTATGTTCAACTTAACCCAGTTTTCATTATTTACTTCTCTTCTTCGAAACAACCCCGCCCATTTTTTCCATGAGCCTTTTCAGGTTGTCCTCGCCGAGAATATCATAATATGCTTCCGCGTCTTTTTGACCGACCTCAAAGTATTCCTTTATGGCGTTTATCCTTTCCAAATTCTTCGTCTTGTTTTTCTTGATATACGGAAAGAACTGCCTTCTCTTTGGAAGCACACTCTTGAAAAATCTGTAATGCTCCAAATTTTCCAAAGCATACTGATTCACTTGTGCGACAATAGGCAAATACGCCTCGCACATCGAAATATAGCGATTCATCATAAAGGGGGAATATCCCTTCAGATCGTCCTCTGTAAGTTCGTCTTTGCCGGAGGTTACGGCGTTCAAATAGTCAAATAGTTGCATTTAATCCCTTTTCAATAGACACAATCTAGTTAAATTGGAGGAAAAAGATTTCGCTTTTTATTCTCTTTTTCTATTTATTTTCTATGATTTTTCTATGCACACCGAAGAGCCAACTCTTCCCAGTTGGGCAAACCTGTCGCATACATCTTCATCATGATAGTGACCGTTCTAATGGAGAAGTTGGGGTTGTCAATGACTCTATCT